CTCCGATATTCGCAGTTTAATAGCTGAAATCGGGTATTGCAGCGAAGAGTTAGCAGGCTCCACTCTCTTATCGGAGATTATGCTAACGGTCCCGCACATACTTTCATACCTGATGGATGGAGATGTGTGTGGTGACTCCTTCTCTACGACCGTTCATAGGTCTAGGTTGGACTTCGTCCGGAAGGACGCAAGTACAGATCGTATAATTACTGTTGAACCTCCTCTGAATAAATTTGTTCAGAACGGCTATGGTGATTACCTACGCAAATGTGCGAAACGTCACGGTATAGATCTATCCGACCAGGGTCGCAATCGCGAACTGGCACGGATCGGGTCCGTAACCAACGGTATAGCAACCGTTGACCTATCTAACGCTAGCGGCTTAATGTCTCTGGGTCTCATTGAGCACCTCTGGCCATGCGAATGGTTTGAGGTCTTAATGGACATCAGGTCTGGGTACACCTCATCGAATGGTTACACCTTTTCGATGCAGGCATACGCTGGGATGGGAAATGGTACTACCTTTCCTGTGGAATCTATCACTTTCTTCTGCTTAGCAGAAGCTGTGTGCGAGTTCCACAACATTCCAGGTCCCTTGTCCGCCTATGGGGATGATATAATTATCCCCTCTGCTGCTTACTCAATGTTAGAATCGGTCTTTCACGACTTGGGCTTTCAGATTAATTCTGAAAAGTCCTTTCATGATGGACCTTTTCGAGAGTCATGTGGTAGCGATTGGTATTCCGGATACCTTGTACGTCCAGCTTTTTTACGGGGTAACGTATCATATAGGCGGCTTTATCTCTTGCACAACCATTACTATAGGTTGGCAGATTTTGAAGCCGCTGGATGGTTTCTAGATCTGATTCCCAATGAGTTCAGGAAGTTCGGCCCCGATGGATATGGGGACGGTCACCTCCTTGGCAAATGGGAAGGAAAGATCTACTATCATAAGCATACCGATTATGTCTTGCGGAACAACTGTGTCTGCAAGCATATAGGTGTTGCTCATGGTAGTGAATGCTACAAGAAGAGCACTTCTCGTGAGAGAACTTCTATGTATACATTCGAAACATACGCTGACGCTCACCGAACCAATTGGTGCCCGTCGAGAGTAGATCACATATTACCGATCTACAGCGTATATACGTCTTCAACAAGCGTAAGAGTGGCAGATGACTCCTATAAAGAGATATACGGGCCCGTTAAGGCCCAGATTCCTCAGTACGACGTGAGTCGCAGGAAGATCACTGCACCGCAATATCTTCGTTCGATCGCTCTGCGATTTCGCGAAGAGACGGCGCCGCTTGTTGATAGGTACGTGAGAGCGTACAAACCTCGTGGAGGCAAACCTCGTTGGTTTGACCTTCCTCCAGATTCCAGTATGTGGGTTAAAGGAACCCCCATGCCTGGGACCCTGGATGTGATGCTGGTACAAGTCTGCG